CTACCGAACGAAAACTCGCATCATCAGGAATACGGACCATCGGTCAGATTGCACAGTATCCGTGTGAGTACTTTCAAAGAAAGCTCGGAAAGTGTGGTGTTGATATATGGCGGTTTGCAAACGGTCTTGATGATTCGAGAGTCACAGTACGAGATACTGAAGCACCGGACAAATCCGTAGGACATGGTATGACGGCCATTCAGGATCTTGAAAACCCGGCAGAGGTATGGACATTCATCCTCGAACTCTGCCAAGACATAGGCCACAAGCTCTATGTCTTTCATAAGAAAGCTACAGGCGTCGCTATATATGTCCGAGATAATGAGCTTTACACGAAACAATGGCAATGTAGGCTCCCCGTACCTACACAGAGTCCTTCCGCTATCGCAAGAGAAGCCTTCTCCCTTTTTATGCGAAGCTATGATTGGAAGCATCCCATTCGTTCGCTTACGGTTCGTGCCATCAATTTGATATCCCTTGATGTTCCGCATCAGCTGGATATCTTTTGTGATGCAGAGCGAGTCGCAAAGTCAGAAGCGATCGATAAGGCCGTGGAAGAACTCCGCTCCCGTTTCGGAAAGAACATTATCCGCAATGCCTGTTTGCTGAACAATCCCAAAATGTCGGCACAAGGAAACCCCAAGATCATAATGCCGACCGGAATACCATTATAGGAGGTTATATGAATACGCAAGAATACAGAAAAGTTTATGTTGATGTATATGCTGTCATGCTTCGGAACGGAACAGTCAAGCCTCGCCGTTTTCAGTGGGAAGACGGGGCAATATACCAGATCGACCGAATACTTCACATCACTCCTGCTGCCTCAACGAAAGTTGGTGGCAGAGGCATCAGATATACCGTGATGATCGAAGGACAAGAGAAATATATTTTCCGTGAAGATGATAAGTGGTTTATGGAAGCTCCCATTATCAAATAAAATGCCCAAAGAGAAAAAGGAATTTCGCTATGAGTAGTTACATGAAGTATACAGTTACGGGTTTAAGGAGAATTAAATATAGTGAATCAGAGAGATATAAAGTGGACAAGGGTCCCGATGTACTGCCCAAAGTGTGGAACTTTAAACGATGGGTATCAGGATGAAGAAGGAAGGCTCCGATATGAGTGTAAACGGTGTAAGATCACAATGGTTCGCTCATATAAAAACAGAAGATCAGAAGTATTGGAATTAAAACTGCCCAAAGAGAAGTCAAAAGCTCCATGTTTCGTTGGAGTATCGTAACAAGAACCAACAACTGAATAATATTGCGATGAACGACATCGTGGATGCCTGGCTGAAACAGTGCTAAGTTAAGCCGTCCGATAGGTCTCATCAAAGAAATCGGTCCGCAATGCCAGACCTGCTATAGTGAAAACTAAAGCTAACATGTGAAGCCGCCGATAGATAGAACAAAGCCCGAAATGGGTCAACTCTATCTGTCGGCAGCTTTTTGTTTTCGGCTGATAAAGACCAGATCAAGTGCTTCCGACAGAGGAATCTGAGAGGAAGCACTTTTGATTTATATACATACATGGCATGAGTCCATAGCTGAATACCCGTAATTCCATAGTTTGCTCAATCACCCAAAACTGCACCGCAGTAAGCAAAGAAAAAGCAAACGAAAGGAATTACAAAAATGAAAGACTATGAACTCATAGAAAAAGAAATTGACGGCAAGATTCATTTTTATGCCAAATTCACAGATGGGCAGGGTATCGAACAAACTACCGAATTGGATAGAGAGGTTTACAGTGTTATCCATAATTCTCAAAAGGAAATTAGTTCTCAAGCACGACAAGACCGCAGATACGGACTTTGCTCTTTCGATGAGAGTATTGGCGATACAGATATTATTGACGAGGCGGAACAGACAGAAGAACTACTAAAGAAGGTTTGGCAGCAAGTCGGTGAGTTAACTGAAGTACAACAACGTAGACTTCACCAATATTTCGATGAAAAGAAAACGTTCAAACAGATTGCAGAAATTGAAGGAGTTGGCTGGCAAAGGATTCAAAAAAGTATCGATCTGGCTCTAAGTTATCTTCGAGCAAAAAATTATTTTTGAAAATTCTTATGATAGGGGGGTATTTTGACTGTTTTTTGTCCTATTAGGTGAGAGGACAAAAATCTCTCGCTGATCTTTTACAATTGAATACCCATTCATCAGGCACATTACCTGCGGAATGCCCGTGAGTAACGGGATTAGCCGGCTTCATAAGTCCGCCATGACCTCTTAATGAGCGAGCGATCAAACTTATATGAAGGAATTTGAGCAGCACTCAAAGGGAGGCCATGACATACGCAGAGGACAATGATACTTTTGTAGCCGAAAGGCGCAACCGGCGGAGTACCCGGCGGTGGTGAGATTCCAATGGAGTAGGTTCGCTGCCTACCGCTTGATGACTTCCCACACACTTGGGGTGTCAAGGACAAATAAAGTGTACAAGGCTCTCGTGAACACGCATGGGAGCTGATACATACTTTATTGGCCTTGTGGGAAGTACCGAACGGTATGGGTATTCACAGGGATCAACACATTTAAAATGAAAGGAAGCAACGATGAGATGCCAGTAACGGATGAAATACTGTTAGAAGAATTGGTCATCGACCCCGAGTTCGAAAGCGTCATCCCACCGCTTGCGAAAATCGAATATGACCAGCTTCATAAAAACATATTAGAAGATCAAGAAATCTATCATCCGATCATAGTTTGGGGCCATACGATTGTTGACGGACACAAACGATACAAGATTCTCAAGGAGAATCCGCAAATACCATTCAGAACGCGAAAACTTGAATTTGCTAATAAATATGAAGCAATCTCTTGGATTTGCAAGAATCAAATCGGGCGCAGAAATTTGTCGGATGCCCAATTGACGATTCTTATAGGTCGACAATTCGAAGCTGAAAAAATGAGCCACGGTGGAGTTCGAACAATCAGTAGAGAGGGAGCAAGGCCTCAAAATGAGGCCTTGATAAATGGATCTCATAAAACAGCAAGGAAAATCGCAGAGGAGCATGGAATAAGCCGAGCTTCAGTTGAAAGGTCTGGTGAATACGTAAAGGCGCTTGACATAGCCAAGGAGCACGATCCCAACATTGAACGTGATATTATGGCAGGTACAATTAACCCTTCAAAAAAAGATGTCATACAAATAGGCAAAGTGCCAAAAGAAGAAGTCCCTAAAAGAGTCGAGCAACTCAGGGAAAAAAAGTCACCACCTGCGAAGAAAAATGCAGGAAACACAATAAACTCCATATCCGCAAGGATGGCCGAGGACAAGCCTCCTGCAACGGAAAGCGATATGTTGGTTTCTTTACATGAGGCAGTCAAAGCACTGATCAGATCATTTGAAACCACTTTCCGATACTATCCGGAATTGCTGAAGAAAGCAGAGCATCGAACTTCACTGAAAAGAATTCTAAAAGAATTAAAACAATACATCAACGAAATTGAAAAAGGAGAATGAACGTGAAAAGAAAAGACATCATCAAGAGCCTCTCAGAAACCAAATACGAAATGAAAACCATTGACACCAGCGTTTTGATCATTCCTCGGGATACTTATCAAAGACCTCTCGAACCGAACGAAGTCAAGGAAATCATTGCGACCTTCAATCCATATTTGTGTAACGAGCCTAAGGTCAGTTTTCGAGACGGAAAGTATTATGTTTTTGATGGTCAGCATACGCTTGTATCTTTGCTGGAGATGAACGGTGGAAAGCACTTTCCCGTCCTCTGCAAGGTGTATTACGGTATGACGGAACAGGAGGAAGCCAAACTCTTTTCCATGCAAACCGGCGCAGGGCGAAAGCTCACACCATCAGACCGAATCCGGGCTGAGTTGTATGCTCAGGATATTGCAGCTATGAAGTTCCGTGACGCAACACTGAGAACCGGAGTATCTTTCGAGCATTCCGGTACATCTAATTCCTGCAACCTGCGTTGCATCAATACTGCCAGAGCCGAGTATGAGCGCGTGGGAGAGAAGATCTACACGGAAGCACTTGACATTATGGTCGAATCCTGGACAGGCTGTCATTCCGCATTCAAGGCTGACGTGCTCAAGGCGGTTGTGGCGTTCGTCAAAGAATATAGCGGCAAATACAGCCGTGAAAGGCTGATTACACGCCTCAAGGCACAAGACCCCGAAACCATCTATCGTGGCATACGTAGCGATTTTGACACCCCGGTGGAGCTTCGTTACGTCGCTCCAATTGTCAAGATATATAACGGAAACAGCACCTTGAACGCATTGGATAGCAGAAAGTGAGAGAGTGAAAATGACAAGAGAATACACACCTTTGTTTGATTATCAGGAGTTCTGCGAATTGCTTGATCATATTCATACACTAAAGCTCTTAACAGCTCAGTACAGAGGTGATGCGGATATGTATCAGAAAAAGATCCAACAGGTTTGCGACAGAGTCGAACGAGATTTCTGCGATAATCATCACTTCTTTACCGGTTGGGTCGATGGGAAGCCCGTTTGTTTAGATTCGGGAAATGAGGTACTTTTGACCGCAGATAAGAAGCTCATCTTCATGTTTCTAATTTTGAACAGACGCCGAGAACTCGGATTGCCTATCTTTCACAGTGACATAGAGGAATTCTACAAGCTTTGCAAACAAGCCAACACGGTATTCCCAAAACGCTATTTTGAGGTGGTTTGAGAATATGAGAAAGGTTAGTTACACCATTATGATTCCCGACGACATGGATATCAATTCGGTGATTATCAATTTGGAGCATAAGCCTAAAGCAAGTGAGCAATATAGCACACCAAGGAAGACAAAACAAGATTTCCTTGTTCCGTTTAAGTCGGAAGAGCCTGACGAGGGGCTTTTGTACGATGAGTTGTATTGAGCGTGGTGTACTGAATACAAGCTTGAATATCTTTCTGATGATCGTGTATATTAATAGTTCCATGATTTTCAACTTGTTAATTTAAAAGTATAAGTTCGCCGTATTGTTATATAATTTCATACTCTCCTTTATCTTTTTGGAATATTTTCTTTCTTTCCATAAAAGAATTATGTACCGTTTTATACAAACTATCACACATTAACTTGTGCCCATTAATCTTTGGGTGTAATCCATCTATTAAAAATATTTTAGAATTATATATATTCATTCCACAAGAATACATATCGACGATACAAGCACCTAAGACATTAGACACACTTTTTATACATTCATTAAATTCATACAGACTGTCTCCGTTAGCATTTACAATTGGATACTCATTAGCAGAAGATTGATCATAACCTGTATTAGACACAGGAATTAATAAACATGTAAATATTTTAGCCATTGGATATTTCTTCATTATTTTTGCTAACATTAGAGCATACCCTTCAGAAAAAGTTGATTGAACTCCTTCAGAAGGAATAGTAGACTTGCTATTCCATGTACCAATAGATTTATTTCCTGTAGAACCTCCAAAATCATTTATGCCAACATTGATGATGATTATGTCTGGGTCTCCGTTTTCTCCTAATTTATCTATTCTCGCAGTTGAACAGCAAACACTTCCAGTGGTATCATTACTATTTCCACAAACATGCGACCCACTATAAGAAGAGTTTACCCCCAACGTAGCGTCTGTCGCTTTAATAAAGCGCATCCAGTAAGTATTATTTACATTTTCTAAATTTGCATCATTATAGAATGCAGGATATCCATTAGGTAAATAACCATCATATGTTGATATACTATCTCCAAGTATAGATATCTTTTTCCCTTTTAATGATTTTTCGTTAACCTTTGTTCCATTTATATTTACCCAGTTATAGCCATTCCATAAGCTATATTCAATCCTAGACTTATCAAAACACAGAAGCCCATATTCCCCTTCTAATAAATCATCAGGCAGTCCTCCTTCGCTATCAGAGTATCCTACACTACCAATAGTATTGCCTGCGACATATTTGAAGTTATAATCGTGAGAATTTGAAAAATTACCAAATTTCAACTTGCCATTGCCACCTTCTGGGACAATACATTCATATTTATCCTGTATGCTTAATCCATTATTATTGTTCGTAAGTATCCTAAAACTGGAATTTAAATTACCATTATTGTCTGGTCTTTGTGAAAAGAATAATCTGCCGATTAAATTACCTGATTTTACAAATCTTAATACAAAATCCATATCATCATTATTTACCCCTTTAGCATCTGTATTAAATGTATACCAGTTTTGATAATCATTTTGTGTAAAATAGTTATTAAAAATCCATCCATTTTTTCCTCTTAATGCCAATGAAGATGATCTATTTTGAGAAATTTCCGGGATATCTGGGCTATAATTAAGAACATCACGAGTATATGCATTTCCACTTTTAGAACAAGCTACAAAAGCGTTATCCCAATTGCAATCTTCTGGTTTATCAGATGCTATATAGAAAAATTTAATTATATTGGAAGTTCCTTGATATGAATTACCAACACCCCTACAACCCGAGAATAGATTAGAATAAGCATCATTTAGAAAGAATCCCACACCTCCATTTAATCTTCCGTTTACTATATCTTTAGGACTTTTCATATTATCAATAGGGTAAGTATCATCTGTAATTACTCCAAAATAACTAGACACACCAGCATATTTTGTAAGATATACCCCGATATTACATGTATGAGGAGGTAAGTCGGTAACTTTATCATTATATCCCCATATATGAATACGACTAAACATGTTTGACCCAGCATCAACAAACATTCCGATATGATAATGTGTAATAAATCCATCACTAATAAACACATCTGTGGATCTTACACATAAACCAGAGTACATGGGCATATTATCCACATCTATAGGAGCATTATTTGAGTAAGAGTAATCAAATTTAAAATTAAAGTCTCTTAATACTAGTTCAGCGCAATTTTCTCCTATGTAACAGGATGATTTATGCATATTGCATGTATAAATACCTTCTAAAGAAGTCTTAAAACTATGTATTAAGTATATTCCTCCCACATTTAATCTATTATCATTTTGTATATTAAGATTCTTTATAACACCTCCCCAAAATCCATCATTCCAAGCGGAAGAGGAGAATACACCAATTACATAATCTCCGGAAAAATCTTTATTGGGTTGAAATATACATCCTTTAAAATCAAGACAAAGAGAGAATCCAGTTAAATCAATAGAAGATGACAACCTATATACGCTATTGCTTTCAAAATCAACAACTACACCTCCATAATCAAGAGTTATTGATTTATCAACTCCCTTTAATCGATATAACATATCCATAATAAAAGGAGAATTATCTATGTTTTTTGAACTAACATTAAACCACAAAGCTTTAAATGAACATTCAAAAGATCCAATAAAAGTTATACCATCGAAAATATTATAACATGCTTTAATAATAGTATTATTACCTTGTAATATTCCATTCCTCAAACTCCCCCCTTGGAAATCCAGCACGCAATTCTCCGGCACCTCGATCGTCTGCCCGGCTAGGCAGTAGTCATACTGGATGATGTAGATGGTATTAGGCTTTCTCATCATGTGCTGCGAGAGCGTGTTCACGCCGTTCACGTAATGCTTCCGAAGGTACACACGTCCCATGCCGGAGTAATCCTTCGGGGCGTATTCCTTGTCTTTCAGCTTCAATGTCTGGTTATCCGTCACGGTTATATCCTCCTCGTCCGGAAGGTTGGTTATGCTCTTGTTACCGATCAATTGCTTGGTAGCCTCGGAAAGATCGTCCGGATCGACGGAACCGGGCTTCAAGTCCGTTACCTGCTGGTTGGTGATGTCGATTATCTCGTTCCGCAATCCCCTCCGGGTGATATACGTATCACGGATAACGTTACCCTCATGGTCTCTCCAAGCACGGTCTACCGTGATCTCCGGGGTAAGGTCGATGTCCGGCTTGAAACCGGCAGGACGAGCTGATACCGGGGCGTGGCTCTTGATCTCATCAACGACATCCCCCATATTATTAACCTTTTCCTCCGCTTCCTCCACACGATCACCAAGTTTTTCCGTATCTTTCCGAATATCCTCTATGGCATTGTCTTGTGTCTCCAGTTCATCAGTAATGGCCTTTTGGCTCATGGTATCAACCTCGCTATCACCACGGGAATCGAGCACGCTTACGTAACGCTCATGCTTCAGCCACTCTCCTTCCGTACCGTTCCAGTCCCCACGTAATACGGCCAGCTCATATGAGGACAAGCCATCATAGCCATAAGTGGCGGTAGAGGTCTTTACTTTCAGCACGACGACACCTTCTCCTATATTCGTAGCCTCGTTCTCAAATTCGGTAATAGAGAAAAGATCCTCTTTCTTGGAGCGGCATACGCTTCGTGTATCAAAGACATGGTCCATATTCTTGACCCATATCGCCTCGATAGAGTAAGTTCCTTCTTCCAACCCTGAAGGAATGTCTACATAAAGCGTACCTTTGTCCGCTCTCGCTTGAAGTAGATATTTCTCCCGGTTGCCTAATAGAAAAACCTTTACATTAGATCGGGAGAAATCCTCTTTCACCGGGCTTATCCCTTTATAGATAGTCCACTCAACCCGAATCAATCTGTCTTTGAATATGTATACCATGATTATATAATCTTGTTATTGATTGGAGTTGGCCCCGGATGGATTGACACCCATAAGAACCAACGCTTGATTAAACATGCTGTCTGCGTGCTGATCCCTGTAAGTAAGCAACGTGAGACCGGATATATAATAGATCAGCGCCTTTTTCAGCTTGGGGCTTACCTCCAAGCTATCCGTTATATCCTCGTCCGTTATGATCCCGATCTCGAACGTGTCGGATTTATCCTTCGCCTTATATAGCTCCAATGTCTTACCCGGCCTCATGGTCAACGCCAGTTTAGGTCTTTCCCATGTCCCCGTTGCGTATGGATCCGACAGCGTGGCGTATTCCTTATCGTTCCAATAGATAGGATCTGAAATAAATAAAGGCCATGATGATAGCCTAGCGTAACAAATCCGAGAGTAGTTCTCCGGCAAACTTACATGAGCGACAAGATCGTCCTTTATGGTTCCGTCCGTTATTATCTTGTTCGGTTCCAACAGGCCCCAGTCCGCGTTACCGTTCACGAAGCGCAACGCCTCCGATATCTTGGACTTGATAATCGTGTCCATTTCCTCGTTATCCTGCGTTCCTAGGAACTCAGCGTCATTAAGCCCGATCTCGTCTATGCAGATCTTGACCTCACTCACTATGTCGCTCACGCTAATATCCATATCATTTCATGTTCGGGAACGAGACACTTAATTTATCCTTTAACTCCTCGAGCATATCATCGTTCTCCACTTTATAGCCCATCTTGGCGAAATAGTCAATAGCATCATTCACGTTCTTTACGGTCTTGACCTCTTTCACTTGTTTTTCCCGGCCTCTCGAGTTCCTCATGACCGAGACACCAGACACATTATCGTCTTTTAACGTAGAGACGAGCCGGATAGACGTACCAAATCGGCAATCATTCTCGATAGCGTCTTGTACGAAAGGGTTGCTAGTCCGTAGTAAGGCGTTCTTGCCATTGATGAAATTACCGCCCTTGAACTCCATGCTGACCCTTGTGCCGCAGTATATAGTACGGAGCATGCAATTATCCTTGCCTACCAACTCATATGTTTTCGTGATCATTCGATTGATTTTATTAGACCCACCGTGCGTTTGCTCCGGTGGGTCTTGTTTGACAATATTACAGTTTACACGTTAATCTCTCCCTTGTATGGTTTCCATGCGGTACCGTCATATACATACAATCCGACGGCGTGCGTATCGTCCGCTACGGTCAAGTAAACCACATCGTCCTTTTTCGGTGTAGATACGGAACTCAGGGAAGCCACGCTGGAAACGACTGTGTCAAGCATAGACAGCTTATATCCGCTCACTGTCACGTCCGGACCGATCAGCATCGAGTTATAACCCGTAAGCATCAAGCAGTCATCCTGAATATAATATTGGGATTTGGCCTCCCGTACCTCACCGCCTTCTCCCTTGGAGTGATCCACGGTAAGAGTCTTTCCTTTCTGGTAGTAATAACGCTTGGCCTCGGACATCGGAAAAGCTACGGCGCATTCCTCATATCCAAGATCGTCAAGGGCATGCTCGACCTTGAAGTTCAACTTTCCGAAAGTGGTCTCGAAAGAGGAGATATCGATACCGATATTCTGTTTCTTGACGAATGAGATATCCTTATGTTTCGTGAAATCGATGTTCAGCAACTTCTCGATGAACTTGGTACCGCAATACACGTCCATCTCGTTCGTGTTCGAGTACTTTCCGAAAAGCATACGGGTGATACCGATAAGATCGGCGAACTCCAATGTCGAACCGATCTGGTAACCCAACCGTAATTGTCTCAACACGCCTTTCTGGGCATACACGTATTCGGTACCTGTTTTCTTGGAGCCATACTTCACGAACTTCGTACCTACACCGATCAACATCGTGCGTGTACATTTCTTGCGGAAATTAGACAAAGTCCAATCCTTCAAGTCTTGTACGTTCCACTTAGCCTTCTTATTGATACGCTCGAAGAATTCCGTCCACGTGATCGGACATACCTTCTTCTGCAAGTAGGCGATCTCTTTCTTGGGATAAGCGGAATCCGGGGCGATCTCCACCTCACTCTCACTCATGGCCGGTGCCATGATGTGCAATCCGGTACCCGCTTTCAAATCCGGCACATACATGTTTTTTCCTTCATCCAACGGGCCATTAAGAGCGGAGACCATAATACCGTTAGCCTTATCTGCGGATATGACATAGAGGACTAACGGGCTACCGTCAGAATTTCCGTTCTCATCATATCCGGTTACGCCGTCTACCAAGACAGTGTTGCACTCGGCGAATAATTTCTCGTCATTCTTGTACAAGCTAAGCTTTACCTCAGCGTCCTTTTCCGTGTTGGTCACCTCCGCTTTGGTAACGCAATCCATTATAGCCTCGCCAATATTGTAATGCTCCGGCTCCTTCGTGTTGACATGGACTTGCTTGGCGAGCTTGAGGAAATCCGTGTGCATGGGATATTTGTACGCTTGAAATTTACTGACGTAATCCTCTACCTTGTTCTCGGCCAGATCGGCGTCAGTGACCGCAGATCCGGTAGCCCCCTGCCCCTGCTGATCAATACCCTTACCCGCCGCGTCCGGGGTCGCGTTCTCCAACGGCTTGCCATCATTGGGATCCGTATCACTTCCATTCTCCCCGATCTCCACGGCCATAGCCGCTCCACCGGTCAATACCGCCAAGACAAAGAACAAAGCCTTGACCCAAAACATCTTGTCTTTAAATAATTTATTCATCGCAAAAGTATTAATTGTTACTATTCTCATTATAAAAAAGGATTGTTCACGTCTTGCGTAACCGGCTTCTCCTGCCGTGCGCCTTGCCTCCCTCTCGGTCTTTCCTGCTTACCGCTAAGATCCTTTAACTTGTCGGTAACTTTCTTGTTGATCCCTTCCGCAACGCCTTCCTCCCGCGCGGCCTCCACGTCTTGGTTATAATTCATTCCCTTGGCCATCATCTCGAAAATCGATGGATCCAATTTACCGACGATCAAATCATCCATGACTTGATACATCTTACCTATAACCTCCTCCGCTTGATCATCGGAAAGGCCCATCTCCGAGGCTTTCGCCCTAATCGCTTCCACGCTAGCCGGCATATTCTCCGACATTTGTTTCTCGATCTCGTCCTGTTTCGCCAGTTTCTCCAAGTAAGCGTTATGAGCGTCTGCCAGCTTTTGCGAATAATCGGGATCATCGGCCAAGGCTTTTAAGTCAAGCCCCTTGTTCTGTACCATCCACACCACGGGATCGAAATCATCCTGATCCCTAGCGGCTACCATCAACTCGGCGAAAGCTGGACTCTTCGATAGGTTCTCCCGCATTTTCTTAGAGTTTCCCTCGTAACCCTCATACTCGTCCATGAACTGGTTGACCGAGCCATAGTAAGCTTCCTCGTCATCCATGTTAAGATCCGGATTCCGTTTGGCGTATCTTTGTCTGAATCTCTCTTTGTTAGATATATCTGCCATACCTTAATCGATTTTGTTTTAGGCAAAGGAAAATAATAAGGTATATCCGTTTTGTTATTTTGATTATTTTATTTAACCCATGAACCCTAAGAATAATCAAACATGTGAATCTATTTTCTATCTTTGTGATGTTCACCAAAACAAGCGTTCTTTATGGTTAATGGCGTAGATTTCATCCCAGAGCGGGACATGGAGCTTTACGAAGCTTATAGACGTGCTTTGAAGATGAGGGAAGTGAAATCCCACCGAGAGGCGGTAATGAGGGCTATATCCTCACATGCCTCTAGGTTCTGGATCTCCACCCTTCAAGCGTATAGGGGAATCCTGCTGATCAGGAAAGGGAAGACCAAGGAAAAAGGTCGATCGATCAGGAACAAGATGATCGATGACATTTATGAGATTTACAAAGAGCTGGAGAAAAAGAGAGAATTCAAGGGAAGCTCCGTTTATTTCATCACCTCTTTCGCGGTCTACCAAACGGCCCCCTGTTTTTACATATCCTATTCACGGGCGTTGGCGATAATACAACGCATCAACCGGGAAAGGAAAAATGGAAGGTAAGCTAAAAAGACTGATACCTTCATTAATAATCGCCTTGACAAGCGTCATACTCCAACTCGCTGGTAAACATTTCTATTTCGATACCAATTCCATACCATACGACCATTTCCTTTACACGTTCACCCACGCCAACATTTTTCATTTATCATTAAATCTTATCGCCTTATTCCAGTTTAAGCCTCGTGTGAAAACATGCCTGATCGGTTACGTGTCTTGCGTCTTGGCCTCGTTCGTACCACTAGCCTCATTGCCGGTTCCTACATGCGGCATGTCCGGATTTATCATGGGATGTTACGCCCGCAGATATCACGCCTATAAACTAAGCCTTTGGAGAATAATATTGAGCAATATCGTCATGGCGTTTATCCCCTTATTCAACTGGAGGATACACTTGCTGTCATTCCTAATAGCCTATATCATCTATGGAGTCATACAGAAAATTAGCGTTCACGGAAGAGGTTGAGTCTATATTGGCCGAGAATAACAAGAGGCTGAAAAATATATTCGGCACGCACGACCAATTCACGGGGCGTGGAATGGAGGGGCATAGCCATAGGGTTGTCATAGATGATTACCCTATAAGGGTACAGTGGCTTACCGAGGAGGTTTTCAAGAACGATCTGTATCAGGATGTCCTGAAAGCCGGTTCCATAAAGGACTACACGATAAGGTTCAACGAGCTGTACCCGGATTCAGATGGGATAAATGAGGAGGACGTGGCCAACATGCTATTTTGGGCCCGTTGCTCGAGAGACCCGTCCTTCGCCTTTTTCTCGTTATTTAAGATCAAGTCGAAAGAGGCGGGAGAAATGATCCCCTTCGAGCTTAATTACGCCCAACGTTACGTACTATCCGTTCTGGAGGAAATGAGGCATAAGGGAGTCCCGATCCGTATAATATTATTGAAAGCCCGGCAATGGGGAGGTTCCACCTTGGTACAGCTCTATATGGCGTGGATACAGCTATTCGTCATGGAAGGATGGTATTCCGTAATTATAGCACAGACGAAAGATACCGCCAAACGTATCAAGGCCATGTATAAAAAGGTTCTCGATAATATCCCGGGATTTATATATGGTGTTGACAAGTTACAATTCGCTCCTTACGAGCATTCGGCGTCCGACTCCATAATCACCGACCCGTCCGGGAACAAGGTACGTGATAACGTGATAACCGTGGCATCTTATGAGAATTTCGAGTCAACACGTGGTATGGACTATGCCATGGCCCACTTCTCGGAGGTAGCCTACTGGAAAACAACGGATGGCAAATCGGCGGAGCAGGTTATAACAAACATAGACTCGAATATATTGGAGAGGCCGTTGACCATGGAGATCTCCGAGTCTACGGCTAACGGCATGGCCGGTTATTTCTATGATGAGTACCAAATGGCCAAGGAGGGCACGTCATCCCGTAAGGCGCTATTCATACCGTTCTTCTTTATCGAGAACGACATGATAAGATTCAAGGACAAGAAAGAGACCCGGCTTTTCATATTGGATCTATTAGAGGGAAGGGATGTCACGACCTCCCCTAATGACAATAGCGAGCCGGGACAGTATTTATGGTCTCTATGGGAAAAAGGAGCTACGCTGGAGCACATCAAATGGTATATCAAGAAAAGGGCCTCGTTCCATGATCACGCATCGATGGCATCCGAGGCACCATCCGATGATGTCGAGTGTTTCAAGTATTCCGGTAATCTCGTGTTCAATATCTATACGATCGAGGTGATGCGGGAAAGATACGTATCACCCCCGGAGTTCATTGGCGACATATCCCAATCAGAGAAGACCAAGAGGATAATTCTCACCAAGAATCCGAACGGCCTGTTGAGAATCTGGAAGAGGCCCGATGATACAAGGACATCCAACGAGTATCTTGTCATCGTCGATGTCGGTGGACGTAGCAAGAACTCAGACCCGTCATGTATAACGGTTATAAACAGGTGGAATTTACGATTCAGCGGAGGAAAGCCGGAGGTGGTAGCCAGATGGCACGGTCATATACGATATGACTGGCTCGCCTACAAAGCCGTCAAGATCGCCAGATACTACAAGAACGCCCTTCTCGCCTTCGAGAGCAATACGTTTGATAAGAAAAAATCAGAGGCATCCGAGTTCGTGGAGGAAGGCGATCATATTCGTGGCATACTGAAAAAGATAGAGGATATCTACCCCAATCTTTACATGCGTGCGGCGACGGATCCCGAGGACATAAGGAACGGCATATACAAGAAGATAGGCTTCCAGACCAACAAAAAGACCAAGCAGGACATGGTAGATAATTTCATAGTGGCTTTCGAGGACGATATGTTTATAGACCCGGATGAGCGTATGTACAAGGAAGCGTCAAAATACGAGCAACGTCCGGACGGTAGTTACGGGAATATTCCCGGTCGTGGCAATCACGACGATATATTGATGACAGACATGATAGGTGCGCTCATATCCGAAGATATGCCTAAGCCTTCTATAATCAAAGAAGAATCAACGGGATATATCGATTCATATCCAAAAAATGAGTCGAGTTTATAGCTTGCGCATGAACGTTTTCCCTGTAAAAATCAATATTAGATAAATAAAATACGACTTATTTTTTACTAATATAAAATAAATAGAGTATATTCGCGTAGTCACTGATTAGAATGTAAGACGTGACACACATTGTGGCGTTAAAGATATCGTCTCCTAAAGACCTAAATTCCCCAAATTTACGCATAACAGGGAGCCGATAGCAACAATACGCCCACGTTATTTGTATATATAATCTATATATAATACGTGGGCCGTTGCTTACTACCTGTTATGTGGCGTGGGGACGCCGGGTCTTGGTAGTTGCGACGGCGCCACGTTTTTTTATGCGTATATGGTATGTTATACATTTATAACCCCTTATGGCTCTCATCCGTGATGGACTGGAGTCATACTTAAAGATATTATACTAAGTTGTATTCATAAAATAACTTTATCAAAGTCATACCGCTCTTTCGTGAGAACCAGAGGTATTTTATGTTGAAGGGGATAGCTTGGAGGATGGGGGCACCCTCCTCCCCTTTTGGCATAAGACAAGGTAGTTTGTTTGAATATTTCCAGCTTCCCTTGGGTGGTATTGGGAAGCATTTTAAGACGGATATACCCACCGTTGCTATTCCGATAGGATCGGCAAAGATGATCAAGTATGTCCCTATTTTAAGGATTTAGATATTATAAGCGCTCCCGTTCGTGAGAATAGATCGTTTAAGTTATCTGAACATTCATATAGATTATAGTTAAATAATTAAAGCTCTCTTGCCCGTGAGGATTTGGAGAGTTTTTTATTTTTTACTATTCCTCGGGATAAAACTAAAAGTAAAATATGCTGCAAAACATGCCTTCTATCGGATAACGGATGTGAGGATTGGGTAATTTTGCAAAAAAATCTAAATACATAAAACATGAGCGAGGAAACATACAGGATATTCAAGGTGATTTTAATGTTCATATTTGCTTTCATAGCATGGAATTACGTGCAGACACAAAGATATTCAAGTGTCAAGGAATACATTTTGGTAGATAAGATATCAAAAAAAGCGCTTATCCTAGATCAAAGCACCCATAAATTTGAATGACTATGAATTACTATGATATATTATCAATCAATAGAGACGCTACACTAGAAGAGATACAAAAAGCGTATAAAGATAAATCATTCCAGTTTCATCCTGACTTCAACAAAGGAATCAGTGACGATAGCATGTTCCGTATAATCAAAGAGGCGTATGAGACTTTATCTGATACTGAAAAGAGAGATCAATACGACGCATCATTGAACAAGACAGATCAGACACCGAACGAAAATAATAATAGAAATAATGATATGTTTATAAAAGATCATCTTAAACATACAGAAGATGATCTGGTTAAACATTATACGATTTTAAATAAAACTGATTTCAAGAAAGCAGAATCTAATAAACCATCTAAGTTGGCATTTTTAAAAAATAAGGAATGGATCATACTATATATTCTATTTTTAATAATTTATCTATACGATGTAAGCAAGGAAAAACCACAAAGCCTAGGTCATTACATATTTTTAATATCCACACCATTAGGATATACACTAGGAGCATTCTTTATATCATCATTAGCAGTCTTATTCAAGTTAATATTTAGACAAAAAACATCCTTAAAAGAATTTGCTTACATATCAATAATTGTTCTTTTGCTAGGACTTCTAGGTAACATATTTCAATAAAATGAAAAAATTATATATAGCGGGTGACACCAACGCCACCCGCTATCTTTTCACTCATCCTGATTCTCAAATATCTCCAACGCCTGTAACTTTAACTCGTACACTTGGTTCTCCAGAGAATCATTATCGCTACCGACCTCACGAAGGAATCTCTCCATATCGGATATGGCTTTCATATATTGTGACAATTCCATGGATTTCCTGTAATCATCGCTACCGGTCAGTTGATTTAACTTGACCATATATCCGGCCCTGTCGAAATCGTCCACAGAAGGATCCTGTATTTTCTTCAGATATCCCTTATAATCATGATTCATTTCCGTGACGAATCCAACGACCTTCTTATTATACATGGAATTCACCCGGCTAAGCTTCAAATCCTTGTCTCCTCCGGTCAATAAACGGCTTAACAGTGGATAACGGCTCACTGGCATATCCCCATCCTCTCCTGACAGCATATCAATTACTAAATCGGACACGCCCAAGACCACGGTACCGAATCCACCGGTATAACCAGTAAGTATGTTCTGCCAAGTGGCCGGATTGAAGCTGGTACCTCTCTTAACATCATCACCGCCAGTCAACGAGTTAAGCGCCCTCGACAACTCGACCATAGTGCTACTGGTACTCCTATAGACCTTGGTGTACTCCGGGTCATAATCATTAGCCTTATTCATCGAGGTCTTATAGATAGGATTACCCATGAAATTCACGTTAGAGGCGTTTTGGGCGATAGGCTGAACAACCGTAGGGAGAAGATTGAGGGCGAACTTCCAGTTATCATACTCCCAATTTATGTTTAACGGAGATACCATATCAATACCCGTCTTAACAACATCCATAGCTTCCGCCTCCCTTTTACCGGATAAATGCCCGGCAATTATATCTCCTATCTTGAAATAATTGGCAATATCGGGGGCCAAGGGGATCTTGAGCCAACGACCATTAGTTAAACGAATACATATATTATTCTGTCTCTCATGATCGCTCAATGAATCAAAATAATCCCTATCATCATCATCGCTATCCCATCCCAAGTAAGCGAAGAGCATAGGCATAAACAGATTATTGAGCAAGGAGACAGACGATCCCATGAATATTACCGGGACTACACGGGAACCTATTCCTTTAATTGGATGATTTCTCATCATTGAATATTCTTTATATATGCTTTGAACAGCGGCGTTAAAGAACAACACCCAATCTCTTCCGTACTCAGATATCCAAGCCGCCGTATTAATATACCATTTGTCGCTTTTCGTTTTCTTTCCGGCACCTTTCTTGTTAAAGTTAACCGACACCTCCTTGGCATCATTGATTGACCGGTCAATGGATCTTCCATATTCCCGGCTCGTCTTATACGCCGCATATCGGTTCACAAGTTCCGCTACGTTACCCATGAACTCAAAGCACTCAAATACAGTAGAGACTAGTTCTTTGGGGGATAACTTCCCAATATTGCCATCTGAGAGTTTCTCCAGCTTGTCCGCTAAATCCTTGGCGTATTCCTTTTGCGTCTCCACAAACGTATATCCGGTTGCCCCTCCATTATCCATGAACTCCTTGAATATCGCCTGTTCCTTATCAGAAATATCGATCTCTCCTCTCATGTATTTATACAGATTACGACCTAAACTCCGAAGTCCAGATAACACTCGCCTCTGGTTCCCTGAAAAATCCTTGAAATACCTAAAATTCTCCGTCACAAACACGGAGTTATTAGCATAAGGCGTATCCTTTATCAGGTTAACAAACGAAAATGCCGCATTCTTGGAGGTAAAAGCTCTGGCCATGAATGTCTTCACGTTCCTAGCTACGACGTAAGCGAGATCATCCTTCACGTCCGGATTCGTCAATCCATTTACGGCTTGCGCCAACCGGGGATTGCCATTAACGGTCATGACATACCTGTTACCTCCCACGAAAACCTGTACTTGATGCTGGCTTCTCTGATCATACAATGTTTTATATGGTATATCCGATCGATCTCCTTTAATCAGCTCAGACTTACCTTCCTCTCTAAGCTCTCTCATCATTTCCTCATGATCTCTCACCGCCTTGGCCACTTCCTCTCCAGAAGCGTTATCCGGTATTTGCGGAACGGATTCCACCCATTCCGGATTTTCCTCGGTACCGACATTTCGAACCCAGATATTATCTATGGTAATAAGGCCGCCCGTGTCATGATTGCTAGCCAAATTGAGAAAACGTTGTTTCGCCAAGTTCCTATTTCCTGCGGTAATAGATCCGTACCCAACGTGTATCAAACCCGCAAATGGATTATCAGCCTCAGACGTACGTCCCTTTGCCGTCTTCACTGGATTACCCATCTTTATCTCCGTGGCATCTATATAATCGTATACATCGGAGGCGATGTTATCGGAAAAACCTCTCAACGGGATGAAGTACTTGAACCGGGAAAGGTTCTTATCCATATAGGACTTGCTTATCAGCCCGGACTCATACTGCTTCCTTAACGTATACTCGGACACGTTATGCACCTTATCCCATAGGTTATCGACCAAACTTTTCTCGTGGGTAGACTCATAATCTCTCACGAAATCATAAGCGTCAGAAAGCCATTTATCTTTATTCGCTCCATCCTCCGAAGGCTTAAACACCGAAGACAAACCACTATAGTCCTTTCCTAGAATCACACCATAAGAATTATCGCCTAACTTCCATTGGAATGACAATGCCTCTCGATCCAACTCCTTTTGTTCCTCGTTCCACGCTAGATCCTTATTAAGGACATCTTTCTTTGAATCTTCCCACCTATCAATCAACGTTCCGATCACCTTTTCTTTATATTTATCCATCTCCTTGCTATAAATCTCGGATTTGACAAATGATTTCCGATAATCGGCGGCTATCTCAGCGGAACGCTCAGCCTTACCTTTATCAACACCTTTCTTTAGTTCTTTGCCAAGAACCTTGTCATACGTCTTTTTATAAGCCTCACTCCCCTTTTCCTCCGCGACATTTTCCGCTGTTTTTTTAGCGTTTTTTAAATCATACCCGGGAATAACCCCCATTTTAGACAAAGCGTCCACATCAAACGCCTTAAGAGTTTCTATACCATCCCTTACGGACATATCACGGTTTCTCTCGATACCGTGTTTAGCCTGTACATATTTAACCAAATCCCTTAATGGTCCTTTAGACCAATCCCAAGTTCTTCTTAAACCTTTCTTGGATACCTCAGAGACATCACCTATCAATGCCCTTATAGCCTTATTCAAAGGATTCAGGAATTTAGAGTCGAAACTATCCATATCCGCCTTATTCTTTGAAGACAAGGCTATAAGAGCATAATATGGATTCTCGTAATCCAGAATCTTCGATTTGGTTTTCTTGGCCAAGAATTTCAAGAACTCATCTATAGCTGTTAAAGAGTCAACCATAGCCTCTTTGAACTTAAAACTGTCTGAAGATGCCACTTTATCCCAAGCGTCAACCATTTCCTTGTTTAGAGGATCTTCATTTTCCACTTCCGATTTAGCCTCCCGGAACCGGATGTTGTCATTATCTTTCTTTATTCTCTCGGCGAAAGAGAAATCATCAGTCTTTTCCCTTATGCCTTCTCCAGCGCTTCTACCCTTGTTTTCAGATCCCGCACGTCCGCTGACAGTCCGCTCACCGTCGATTCCATCCCGGACACTTCCGTTCCTATCGCCCGTATCTCCTCCGTCAAGTTGGTTTCCATTGTTGTCAACTTGGTCGTTAACCGCTCTTCCATCCCGATCAACTGTGTCTTCAGTTCCATCAAAAGCTTTTTCAGCTCCTCTTGGTTCGTTGACATCGTCTCGTTTACTTTCGTTTCTGTTCTCATTAACGCCCTCGATTGTCTCGAGTTCCCTTCCAGTACCTTTTGTTTCAGAAGGTTGTTTTCCTTTTTCAGGTTCAATATCTCTTTCGATTGATCCATTTCCGTTCAAATTTATATTATCAATGCCTAATTCATTTCTCATTACGATATCCTCGGCCACATCCATCAAGTTTCCTTGCTCCAAGTTCCTATAGCTTCTCCAGAGGATATACCGGAGGTCTTTATCCGATAACTTGAAATCAAGGCTAATACCGGCCTTTCTCAACATATCAATAAAAGCGTCCTTGATCTTTTCCCATAACGAACGCTCGGCCTTGTTATCGAAACCACGTTCCGCTAATTCAGCGAGGTATTCCTCGGTAGCCTCACGCAAGTTAAGAGGATTACCTTTAGTCCGGTCAATGATATTCTTCCGGATATCCTCGTTGGCGTTCCGGTATACGTTATCAAGGAAAGTATCGAAATCATCCCTGAATAGCTCACGTAACCCATGATGCCCTACCACTTCATGGAGGAAAGTCCTTTGAGCGTCACCTACGGACGTGGAATTAGGTGATACTATGACTATCTCCCCGGTAGAAGTATCATACCAGCCTTTGGAATCTCTCTTACGGGCCAACATATTCTCATCCGTATCGGTTATATCGTCCACGTCATGGATTACCCTGACAGGAGTATTAAGCTTGTTTGACCAATCGTTGATTGAGGATTCAATAGAACTTACATTATCCTGATTATTAGTTGTATCTACTCCCATGAATCGAAATCGAGTCTCTCCTTCCTCTTTTACCAACGTACCATCAACGTCAAGAGTTGATTCTAACTGAATATCCTCAGCTTTAGCTTTTTCAACTAATTGTCTCTGCAGATCATTAACCTCTGCCTGAGCCGCATTAAGTTCATCCTCTTTTCCCCACGGTTTCTTAACGGCTTCCTCTAATCCCGCTATCTTGTTTTCCTCTGCCTTTATTTTAGCGGCTATATCTGAGACGGATTTAGCGGGAATCCCCAACTGCCTGTCAATGCTAGCCATCAAACCCTTGCCGCCGCTAAAATCACGATTCTCAACCAGTTTTTCCTTTCCTAAATATAAGCTATAGACCATCATACCTTCATTGAAATGCACGATTGCCTCGCCTTTTCCTCCATTGAGACTGATTTTCAGAGGAGGGGTGTTTCTGTCAAGCGTATATCTATCATAGTAATCATCAATAATGGGCGTAAGCTCATTCGATATACCATCGCTGAAAGTATTGCCTTTAACAGTCACGGACTCAACCCCATCAGGGAAGTTTTCTTTTACGATATTGGCGTTCCTTTCCATGATATCCTTCCGGCTGTTGTATTCTTGTATCCTAAGTTTGGAGTTAGATATAGAGTCACGCATGGAAGACTTACTGTTAAGATCGCTCCTCTTGGAGTTTTGCAATTTCTTTAACTTGTTCTGTGCCACAAACAGCAGTTGGGCGGTCTTATCTCCTGATAACGTCGCCGCCATCTCACTAAATGTCATTCCAGACGGATCACTATCGTCTTGCTCCTCCATTACACGAGACGATATATCGCCTTTCATCATTTGGTTGATGAAGTTTTGTTTTATACGAAGCCTGTCATAGGCGGTAGCGTCAAGGGTACCTTTAACGCCATATGTGACGATGTTCACCGGTTTATCCCATGTGGCGTATAAGTTTCCTTGTCGTAAGATACGACCGTTGCGTTGCTCAAAATCCATAGGCCGGATTGGAGCGTCAATATGATGCAGAGCGAATAGACGATCTTGCACGTTGACACCCACTCCCATTTTCTCCGTGCTTCCAATAAGAATGCGCACATCCCCATTACGGACCTTATCGAACAAGGCGTTTCTCCTTTCTCCCTCATAATTGCCAACGATAGCTATCTGATTAGACGGAATACCTCCCTTGATAAGCTTTTCCTTTATATCGTTGTACAAATTAAACTGAGGAACAGATAAATCGACATCGAATAAATCCATTTTTGGAGTCTCAGAAGGGGATTGATAACTATCGCAGAATATAAGTTGCGTGCCTTTGTCCTTATCGCTCTCCTTATATAATCTCAACACGTTATCGACCACCTTGTTTGTCTTGCTATCAGGATTGTCGGGAAATGTAGGATTAAGCAAGCGAAGGTCAATCGCAGCCTGTTTAGCCTTGCTGAACACGACCAAGGGTAGTGCGCTCTTATCCTTCTTCTCTTTTCCTGTCAATTTGTTATAATCCTCTAATTCCTTGATAAGGGTTTGCATGACATCCTCCAAGTCCTCGTTCTTCTCGACAATGACATTGGTCATCTTATTGTCTTTCAACTTAGGGATATTCTTGTCTTCCTTGAACTCCTTGACATCCTCTGTCAAGACAACGTCCGTATGGCTCCTGAACGCCTTTATAAGCTCCGGGACATTCGTATAGCTCTTGAACCTCTCGGCTATCTTAAAGTTACCGGTAGCGGTAAACTCCAATGACGGCTCAACCGTTCCAAAAGTGGTAGCGAACTCGTCAAAGCTATTGATATTATATGCGTCTAGGATATCGGGTGCCACGAAATTCATCATAGTCCAGACCTCTGCCATTGTATTAGTGATAGGAGTACCGGTTGCCAGAACCACGTTTCGACCACCATTATTCTCAGATATCCATTGGGCTTTTAGCAACATACTATTAGCTCTTTGTGATGCGCTCGTATCGATACCTTTAACGTTCGACATCTTGCTTGGAAACCCGATCTTCTTATAATTATGCGCCTCGTCAATGAACAAAGCGTCAACACCCATTTGCTCAAACGTCATGACGTTATCAGTCCGTCTGTCAAGAATACGCTCCGTCTTGGCCGTGATAGTCTCCGCTGTCTTTGCCTTGCCCTTTACGTTTTTCCCTTTCTTTATACCTTCCAGAGAATCACGCATACTTTTGGCCTCCCTTTTCAATCTCTCCTGTAAAGCCTTGTCTTCTATGCGATCGACAGCCTCCTCAAAATCATCTATACGCTTTTGGATATATGCCTTTTTCCTTTCCTCGCTATCCGGGATAAACGCCATGAATGACTGTGGGACAACGATAGCGTCAAAATCTCCGGTAGCTATAAGATTGAACAGCCTTGTCCTATTATCGGCATTACGCTCCTCCTTTGTCGGAGATAGAATCTTAGCGGAAGGATACAGTTTATAAAAGTCACGGACGAAATCCTCTAGGGTAGCGTTTTGGACAACGATCATGGGTTTCTTCGCTATACCTAGCCGTCTCATTTCCATAGCGGACGTAATCATGGTAAAGGTCTTTCCCGTACCGACTTGGTGAGCGAGTAACGTGCTCTCGGATAGACAACGTTGCACCGCCTTGCTCTGGTGATCCCTAAGCGTTATATTCTTATTAGCGTTAGGATAATGCTCAAAAACCGGTTTGTCATACTTTTTTAGTACATAGTTGTTGTATTTATCATTATACACGTCCTCAATACGACCATGGAACATCGTTTTAGAATCAATATACTCCACGAACTTATCGGACATGTCGGATATTTTCTCGGCAACGGCCTGTGTCTCCTGCTCGTTTACGACCCTTCTCGTTTTCTGCTTACCGTCCTCATAATATTTAATCTCGTCATAAACCTTGGGTTTACGTTGGTTAAGAGCGGCCTTGAACACGTCTATAGCGTCCATTCTCTCAGTCTTGAATTGACCGGCTTTAGCGTAATCGGTTATGAACGCCCTCTTATCAAGAATATACTCACCGATCTCCGGGATAAAAATAGCGTTAGCGTAAGATATACCCAGTACATTATCAGCGAAATTATTTATAAACTCAGACGGGATCCATGTAGTCCCCAGTCGATAACTTATCTCACCATAGGGTATACGTTCTGGCTGTACGGCTTCCAAGTCATCCACGTTTTTTTGAAACTCCGGATGATCTTCCAAGGCCGCCTTAGCCTCTACCAACTTATCTTTTACGTTTCCAGAGAGATATTCGCTCTTATCTATTATATTGCCGGTAACAGGATCCCTATAAGCAATTCCCTTCTCTAGTATCTCGTTTGTCACGTTCACCTCATCCATACCCGTTATCTCCGAGATATAAGGTATATCAATATTACCTTTATATGACTTGCTTATATTGACGGCATCCAAGACATTATCCGCTTTTGTCGGTAGCTCGAATGGATAACTTACACGCTTATTCAAGATACCATCCGCTTTCGAGACTTCCCATACCATAGATTTTCCGGTCGTGGAAGGTACCCTTCTAACGGTTTCCAAAGAGAAGGGTAATCCATGCTCAACATCCTCGGCGAAAATATCGTCCAAAGCCTTGTTCCTGTTAAGTGTCCCATATTTGGACACGAAAGCATCATATACTTTGTTTAGCCTTTTCCTCGCGGGCTCGGGGTCCACACCCTTTGTTTGCTCATCATGGATAAGATCGTATAGATTTTTCTTTATATCATTGTAATCATTTACCGCATCCGCTATTTTCCGGGTCTTACCATTATGAACGAACGTAGGATTTGCCTTAATCGGTTTTAACGACTCTCCATCTAAAACAAAGACATTGCCATTCTGGACGGTAATAGTACCATCTTTCAAAGTGGAGTCACCCACAACCTCCGGCCCTTTAGTCTCTACAACACCTGATAGGATATTCTTTGGTAAGTTATCAATAGCGTTAAATAGCTCCTTGCTTAAATCGGCCCCGGGTTTGGCTTTCAATGTCTGGGACGCTCCACTATATAGACCTCCGCTACCAGCGTCATAAGCGGTCATCATATCACCTAACATCATATCGGGATGATTGGAGAAATACTCGTTAACCATGATAGGCTTGCTCCTTTTATCCCCGTCCTCCATATAAGTTCCTTCACCTATTTGCATTGTAGTAGCGAACCCTATCCCATTCGAAGGTTCCCCATACTTTCTTTTACGGAATATAACGATGTCGGCCGTGACACTCGTGCCGGCCCCTTTCTGGAAAGCGTCATTAGGCAATCGGATAGCTCCGACCAGATCATAACCGTTCCCACTCACGTACTCACGGAACTTACTATCGGCCCCATCCATCGTAGCCGAGGACGTGACGAATACGCCGAGACCACCTTCTTTCAATTCCAGAAGCCCCTTTAGGATAAAATAATTATGGAGATTATAAGAGGAACCAAGTTTTTTCCTGAATTGCTTATCTAAAACCTTATCATATGGAGCGTTTTTCCCGAATGGGACGTTGGTGATAACTAAGTCTTTCGAGTTTGGAGAAAACGCTTTCTCATATCCTTGTACCTTTATATTAGCGTCAGGATATAAGACCTTTGCCATACGACCGGATAAATTATCTATCTCGAACCCGCTTATACTTGAGTTTTCAGATATAGACCTAGGCATCATACCGATTATGTTACCTATACCCATGGCGGGTTCACTGATATTGCCGCCCTTGAATCCAAGTTTCTCCGTTATACCCCATAAGCTTTCCACGACCTCGGACGGGGTATAATGAGAGGTTGTCGTGGAACGGACGGCACTGTCGAACTCTTCTTTACTTAATAAGGATTTTAGTTTCTCATAATAACGTAGATACTTATCATTCCAATTTCGATCCTTAGTCCAATTGTTGTCACGTGCGTTGTATTTGGCTTCGTTCAAGGCTTCGGCCAAACCTCCCCATCCAACGTACCTTGACATCTTGGCTTGTTGTTCCGGGGTAGGTTTTCCTTGGCCGTCCTCTACGTCTTTCAGCGTTTCTATCGCCTCAATATTGGCTTTTAGCTTGGATATATCACCGGAAGGAAGTTCAATCCCTTTCTCCGGGAAGCTGAAATTGTTTTGATTCCTTACAACAGGCCGCTTGTCGCTGTCGCTGATAGGTATTCCTCGGCCTCGCTCCGTGTCAAGCACATCACTTCCATGCACGCCTCCACGGTCTCCTCCGCGTTCAGATCCTCGATCCTCTTCCCGTGCTTTTCTTCCCACGCCTTGATCCGCTCTTGAATTTCCTTGCTCATTGTCTTTAATATTATTAGGAGTGAATAAATCGTTACCATACAAAGGTAATGGTTTGTCTTTGTTGTCCGTTCGCTTTTTCCGGCTATTTTTTATTTTTTTCTCTGCGGCACTCGCTTGTACGGCAATCTCAGTCTCTTTAATCACGGTCTCAGCGGCATCCATTATATCCGGGACAGGCTTATCAAAATTAGCTACATCAAACGAACGGACATCCTCATAAGTGGTCATATCCTTATCCCATCCGTTCTCTCCTACTTCCGGCAAATCCCTCGCTCCATTGTAGAATGATTTAAGATACGGTCGTATAGCGTCACCTAGATCATCGATCATAGCCTTTGAGTAATCAGAGAACTTACGCAATCCTTTCTCTATATGATAAACTGCCATTTCAGTACCTATCGCCAGTATCTCAGGATCAATACCCATATTCATTTGACCGCCGAGTTTTGCCCGCATTCGTTTTTTAAGTTCCTCATAACGCTCTTCGGAAACAAGTTTGTTTCCGTTAGTTTTTTTCGCTACAGGTTCTTTTTTATATACAGTAAGTCCCGGATTTCCTACAACTATATGACCTCCACTGGACTCAACGATATCCCGTAATGATAAGTTAGGGTTTTCTTTGGTCATTTTATAGTCTGAAAACGGTTTGGTCTTCCGGATTGAAGAATCAATCCATTTCTTGAACTCATCCAACGCTACCCCGGTAATGTTGCCTAACCCTTGCCAACCTTCCTCATAGTTTGACAAGTAAGCGGACCTAGCGTCTTCCAATGAAGGGAATCCCATCATAACCTTATGCTCATCGAATGAGCCATCAGTATTCACCTGATCCACGACATACACCATGTCACTATTCATATCCGGACCTAGGAATACGTCTATATGATCACCATCCACACTTTCAGTACCTCGAATGTAACCGTAAGCGTTGTTCATGGTAACAGACCACTCTTTTCCATTAGCGTCCTTACCGGAACGGACGGAACCGGCGGGCTGCTCTATGGTGACATCGAAACCGTTTATCTTTATATGGCCTTTCTTGTAATTGCCGGCCTCTTTCTGCGCCTCTGTTGGATTGGTATCAACCTTTAGCTCCTCTTCGTGCAATCTCTTAGCCTCAACTATGCGTTCGGCATAGTCCAATGGGGTCTCATTCTCCTTTGGAGAAGGAGCGACAAAAGGAACTAGTCCCCTTGATGAGCCTTCTTGTGTAGCTCCATCCGTGCGATCAATGTCGGGGCCAGCCGATTCTCTTCCCTCAACCTCTCCAGTTCCCCCGGTCTGATCAAGTTGTTCTCTTGGCAATACCTCGCCGCCTCCCTCGCGTAAGCCATCGCCTCCGCTTTCGTCATTTCCTTCAATGTTTTCATTTTCTATCGGTTTATTTTGCGCTAAGATAGCGTCTATTTCATTTTGTTCGTCAATTATGGCCTGTATTTCATCCACGATTTGCGAATCAAGCTCGCCTCGCTCCTCATCAGTCAATTGTTTCTCCGAGAAATCACGTACCATGCTTTCCTCATACGCCTCGTATTCTTCCGGGGACATATGATAATTCTCCTCGCACCACTCAGCGTAAGCGTTGTACTCGGCCTGTCTCTCACGCTCAGCGATCGCCTCACGGTTCCTCTTGACATAATCGATCAAGTCTCCACGTGTATGAGCGGAAGACAAGACCTCTATGATAGCGTCCCTTCCGGCGTTCGTATCGTTCTCATCGAAGAAGTTAGTGCCATTCTCCCTATCGGCAAGCTCCAATATCTCACCCGCCCTCTCTATATTAACACCGCCTTTCTCCGGAGAGGCGAACAGTCCGAACATCTTCGCTGTCTCATTATTCCCGGCACCGGTCTCTTTCTTGTAACTGTCACGTGTCAATTTGATCGCCCCATTAGCCAGCATCATGGCCGCAAGCTCCTCTCCGCTCATAGGATCACCTATCACGGAGATCTCCTTCGCTATGACATCACCCGGCTTCTTGCTGGCCTCCTTGATATCATCATCAAGATTAGCCCAGAAATCAGCCTCGACCTTGATCGCCTCATATTCTTGTCGGGCTTTTATCAATGCGGCCTCGGCCTTATCCTCTTTTCCGATAGGGGCATCATCGTATGCCTCTTGCGCCTTTTCCAAGGCATCAGACGCTTTTTTAAGGCTTTCATCGAAAGACTTTCTCGTCACCTCGATCTTCCTTGGCATCTTATCGCCATATTTATCATAGAGGAAATCCAAGGCCATATCCGTTCCTGACGATACGAAATCTGGCGTACCATCTTCTCGCATGACCATGGAGGGATTCTCTACATTGCTAGGTTGTGCTATCTGATCAATGGCACCTTCCGTCTCAATCTCACTCGTTGGCTGGTTGATCGCATCTTCCACAGGAGGTGCAGAGGTTATCTCGGCATCAGCACTTGCTACATTATCATTCTCTGGCGACACCACATTAACTTGTTGAGCGTCATATATGGCATCTTGAAGATCAAGAATCTCATTCTCTGTTATAGGCATTGCGGGGGAAGAGCCATTCTTGGCTGTCACCTGCCCGGTTTCTCTATCATAAGCCGCAGGTTGAGCGATCCAATCACCGTTCTCATCTTGTCCTTGAAGGATAAACGCATTATCCCCGTTCCATATGATCAACCCCGGCTTTGGTAATTGCGTCTTGGGATTATGATGCATGGTCATGTCAAGCTCGGACTGGCGGGTAGCCAATAATTGATCCTCATAGGTCCGTCTCATATGACCGGCATCTTGCTCTACTATATCGCTCAACCTTTTCACCGAGACCATCCGATCCTGTCCGTTATCGGAAATAACGGCCTTATCTCCCTCGATACTCCTAACGTACACAGGTCTTTCCTCATTTCCCTCGCTAAGCGTAGCTGTGGTAACGATAGACTGACCATCAGGATTCGTGGTAACATAAGGAGTAATATTATTGGCAACGTAAGTTTCAACCTCATTGTCTATTTCCTCGCCTATACGATCCTGCAAACCGGATATCCTGAGATAATCAGCGTAGAAATCCTCGGCTAACGGACGGGCATCCGCATTAACTCCATCAAGAAGACTCATCACTTGGGCCTCGCTAGCTTTATCATCCACATAGCTTTCTATCGTACTAGCCAAACCCGGAACCATTCCAGATAGGGAAAGCCTTGTCTCTTCCATCTTTTTGCTCGCCGTCCGTATATCGCCCGGATCAGTCATATTTCGACCTTCTTCCTCTGCCTCGGCAAACCTAGACTTAGTTAATAGAGGAGGAGTTTCAACGCCTTGATCTGTTACATTGGAATCGGTGATAGGCTGCTGAGCCTGTTTGCCTCCTATTTTATCCGCTACGTATTGCGCACCTTTAGCCAACGCTCCGGCCCCAGTAAAATAAGCGCCGCCTCCCATTCCATAGACAAAACTCTGCAATACACCATCGGTCAAATCCCTTTCCGGATCCGCACCTGTTATCTTATCCGTTATATTCTCCGCTAGCGTGGAAGATACCTCTTCGATACCTTCATTTACAGGCTCGAAAAACATACCGAATTTTTTATAGAACTCTTGCATCTTACCCATTATGCCACGCTTGATAGCCTCTTGTGCCTTTTCCTTTCCTAACGTCTTGAATAAGGTTGACATCCAAGCCTTGGATACGCCAGCGCCCAGCATCTCAGACAAGGATTCTGCCGTACCAGTAAGAATAGCGTTAGATACCTTTGCGAACTCTCCCATGTTTGGGTTATTCTGGTCAAGATCATCATATTTCTGGCTAGCCACTATTGATCCTATACCTGCGAGTCCGGCCGCTGGAGCTCCGGCCATTGTAGCGGCCATGGCCCCGATTGACATCGGAAGCGACTCTACGCCTTGCAAGGCTATATCGCCTATGGCACCCATATAATTCCCTTCTTTCCAAAGATCGGTGAAATCCTTGCCATTGTATCTGTTTGACCTTGCCCGGGAAAACTCCGCATCAGCCTTAAATCTATCTGAGATATCCTTGAATGCCCCGCCACGTGGGATCAGTCCTCCCGTTGCGGATTCCAGTCCTTTGGACACCTTATCCAATACCCCAAAGATACCGGCACCAAGATCGGCTCCTCCTGCGTTTAGCTTCTGTATAGCGTCTCCAGCCCAAGTATTCATAAAAGAAGAATCCTTCTCATACTCCGTAGGAGGTGGAGGAGTAGCGGTCTCAATCTTTCCTTTTTTACGCAAGGACTCAAAATTATAATCGGCAGAATTATCCCATGGATTAACATACTCGGATTGATCTGATTTGGGAATATCAACCTCTTGTCTTAGGGATATAGGAGGAGGATTAACACTTGATTGGGAAACATAGTCTGTCTCTTTAATATTCTCGTTATTAATTGGAGAATAGCCTAATTTACTCTCGAATTGGGAGAAATCTCCTAAATCTTGCCATCCATCTTTTTTCAAGACATCATAAAGCATTTCACGCTTACCTGAGTCTTTCAATTTCCCCTCAAAAGAGGAAAAATCGCCCAAATCAGTATATCCATCGCTTTTTAAAGCGTCATATAATTTTCTGGTATTGTTCACTTCCATAATTTTACCAACCTACATTTTTAGAACTCGAATTATTATCCCAACCTACATTTTTAGAACTCGAATTATTATCCCAACCTATACTTTTCTTGTTAGTACTAGTAGAAGAACCTCCCGATCCAATTATCTGATCAAACTCATCGTATAATTCCGGGAAATTCTGAATATTACTCATGACAATAGCGGCTTGTTTGGTCTTTTGGTCTCCACCTTCACCAAACTGCCACGATATATCCGATATACTCTTATTCTCTTTTGGATGATCTTCCGCATACTCCAACATCCTCTTATACATATAAGCGATAACCCCATCTTTATCCTTTCCGGACAAAGTGAAACGTTTACCGTTTCTGCCGATGATGTCAATAGACTTATCCGCCCCAGAGCCATTAGCTTTAGCGGTACGATATTGCTCAAGACTATGGAGATTGGATTGCCTTATACCCAACTCTCTCTCTTTATATGCGGCATCCTGTTTCATCTTCCGCTCCTCCCTGTCATTCTTTATTGCGAATTGAGCGGCACTTTGCGCTATCTTGGCCTTTTCCAAATCATTCTGGGCTTTTCTCGCTTGATCCTGTCTATAAAGCTGCAATGCCCTTTGATAATTATTGATGTCGTTTTGCCTTGCGGCCAGATACCCGGCCCCGTATCTTTGCCTGATAGCCTCCAACCTGTCAGAATAGGATTGTAGTTTAGGATCAGCTACGGTGGGTAGTTTCTGCGAAGGTGCCTCTCCCGCGAATGCCAAATTGGAGAAGGAAGACAACACATTGCCTAGATGCCCGATTCCAGTAGCTACGGAAGCGGCCCGTTTTCTTCTCTCCTCCTCCTCTTGACTTATCGGCTTTTGAAAGAGCGTCTCATAAAGCCTTTGGTTCCATTGGTAATCGTTCATTTGAGGCTCGACAACGCTCGCTTGCGGAGCGGTCTCATCCGTATTATCCACGGTTGGAGCTATAGGGTTCTGGCTTCCGGCAACCTCCGGCTCAACCAATGGCGTAGTGGACAATTCCGGCCTTTGAACGACCGGGGTCCTTTTCCTATTATATCTTTCCTCTAATGTCATTGTTGTTTACTTTTGAATATAGACTCGAATAATCCCTTACCCTTGTCAAGATGGGCTTGCGCATCAGCCCCAACGAGGCCCATCCCTGCCTGTAATCCTTGATTAGCCGCTTGCGTGGCGTTTGCCGCCTGTTGATTATAGATAGACAGCCTTTGGTTACTGATATTATTCTTGGTGTTGAGATATTGGGATTCCACAGCATCCTTCCGTGCGGTAGCGTTAGTGGCTATACCACTGGCGGTATCGGATATCACCTCGCCCGCCGCTTTCTTGGCCTGAGCTACGGACTCATCAGTAGCTCCTACGACCGCGGCGGTACCGGAGGCCTTACGGTACTGCTCATCCGCTAATTCCCTAGCCTTGGTCAAGGCGGCTTGCGCCTCCGCGCTTTGGGTATAATCCTCGTTATACCTACGGTTAAACCAATCCTCATTCTCCTTTGCCTGTTTATCCAACACGGCGTTCGCTTTTCTAGCCGCCTTCCTTGCCTTTATTCCCCCGGCAATGCCACTCGCCAAGGAACTGGCGGCTCCAACTATCGCTCCGATCATAATCTACTGTTTTCTCGCAAAAGAGATAAATAAAGTGACTCGTGTTTGTTACTTTGATCATTATCTCCCATCGGACACCAAAAAATCAACTATTCTATACTGTTTTCTATCATCTACGAATCATTCGTACATAGTTAGGTCCGGTCATATAGGCATTATTGGTATATTTTCGAGAACAAATTTTATTGTATAACCATGAACGAGGAACTAAAACAACTTTTGGAGTGGTTCGACAACTACGAGATCACATTTAACGAAATCAGACTAAGCCCGTGTCAATACATATTTGACCTCCATAAATTCATTGCTGTACAGACAAACTCCGTCCGAAGAAACTGGGAAAATCCGACATTTGAGTATGATATTTTGAGCCTATATCAGCTTAAAAAGGTACTGGAGGAGAAAGAGAAAGAAAATATGCCATAAAACATATAAAATAATTTACCAAAGCCTTGCATGATATCAAATTTGATATTACATTTGCAATATCAAAATAACAATAGAACCGGCGGCAACGGATAAGCGGCGTAATAAAAATGAAGACATTATATTGCAAAAATAGCGAGTTATTAGAGATTCTGGAAAATAACGGGATAGAAATGATCTGCAATGAAAATATGCAGATCGAAATATCTGATGAAGATGCGGAAAAAATTGACAGTATTGTAAATGAGCTTGCTCCTGCTGCATCTGGAGATTATGCGATAGAAGATATAGAATGAAAAAATCCGCAGTATGGGAAATGATAGAGAAAGAATCGGCAAAAGGATATCCCGGCTCCGCATGGAGGCCGGTATATCTCAATACAAGCTGGCTGATCTTACAGGGATCAGCCAAGGGAATATCGCCCGGATTGAGTCCGGGAAATACAGCACGGGCATCGACCTGTTATCAAAGATCGGAGACGCTCTAGGTTATGAGCTTGATTTTGTCCGGCATGATACCAGTCTCTAAAATTGTCCTATTTGTCGCATGCCAAAAGTATAACGCCCGTGTTTTTTCTGACACGGGCGTTTTTTATTGGTCTATTTGTCTTATAAGTATCAAAAGCCTTTTCCTTTTTGTCTCATAAATATCCGGTATTCGCCTTTATCTAAATTGTCTATCCTAAAATCAACCTTGGCTCCATCTGGAACAAACGACGGGACATGCCCCGCTAGCTTTTTTATTATTTCGTCAATGTTATTATATCCTATATCCGTAAATGAGAATATCTCCTTGCCTTGATATATGACACTGCCTTTAATCATCTGTCTAAAAGATATTTTCATCTGATCATCAGGGTAATATTTCACAGGATCCTCATATACCATTTCTTCCTTTTTTTGGTTAAATACAAAATCAATAACCTTATTGTTTATCTCAGAGACTATAGAGTAATCCGGTCTTACATATATCTCTGTAGTCTTATGAGCGCTTGAATGATTCATGCAGAAAGCCACGTCATACATTGAGGCTTTTATATCGTTTCTCGCTATGGTTCCCCATGAATGCCGGAAATTATACATACATATAGCATTGAGACCGCCATGTTTGCAAATACGTTTCAATCCAGAGTTCATATTTGCGTTGAAAGAATCGTCATCACGATAGGTCTTATGGAAATTAAACAAAAACTCATCATCATCCGGTGTAAAGTATTTTTCCATGACAGGACGGAGAATATCCGGAACAATAATCTCCATATACGCCTTATCCCTTCTGAATTTTTGGGTCTTAGCCCTATTATAACAGAATGTCCAGCCTTTCAAATTGGACTTCTTGGCCCTAAAAAGGTCTACGGTATTAATTCCTGCCAAGCAAAAGACCATCAAGGCTACATCCCTAGCCAACTCTGGAAGTGATAATATCATCTTTGTCGGAGGTATGGGTGTCGCGAAAAACTCACGAACGAAGTCCGCATCCAAGGCCCTGTGATCGGGGGTGTCCGCATTGGGGATTTTTACCTTTAGCCAAGGATTAGTCTTGATCCTGATTATGCCCCTATCGTAATCGTTGAACTCATTTATTGCAGCTTTAAAAATCTGGCGAACATTAACAGGATACATTTCTTTCGCCCTTGCCGTTGGCAATAAGGTTTTTATCCAGTCATTTATGAATTTCGTGGTAAACCGGGAAAACATCAACTTGCAAGTTCCCGCAAATCTCTCAAGATGACAATAGGCCAACTCATAATTCTTGGCGTTACGGGCCATGCCTCTAACTGTTTCCATTTCCCGTTTATACTTTCTCGCATAATCAGAAAAACAGATATCCTCATCCGCTTTTTCCAGATATTCCACTAGGGTTTTTACATCCCATTGCGATATATCCTCTTTGTTCGCTCTCTCCACATATCGCATGATTACATCTGAACAGAAGGATACGACAAAAGGATCTTTCACCTCCCCCGTGCGAGTCAACCCTTTTTTATCAACCATTTTATCCATTTTTATATAAGAGGATTTACGGTTATGGGTTACTCTGATGTAAACAGGATAGAAGCCATCAGAACGCTGCTTTCTAACACAAATCTTAAAAGTTGCCATATATCAACACTTTATACATTAAATTTATGGTGTAAACACGGTGTAAACGCCATGTGCAAATATAGCAAACAAAGTGTAAACATCACATATCATTCAGATCATTTTACGCTAATAATGACATAAAAATATAAGGCTGATAAACAAGACTCAACCCGTCTATCAGCCTTATATATTGATATTTAAGACTTGCAGTTTTTAACAGC